GGAATACCAATGCCAAAAGGCTTGTTGGCTATTGGTTTAATCTTAAGATCAATGATATTACATTCACCATGTTTGAATGGATATTTTTCCCAACCAAATACTGTAGGTATATCATTATCAATACTCATGAGCATGACAATCTTTTCAGTCAGTCCATCACCATCGACATCATAGTTACCAATGCATTCCCAGTATTCAATCTTATTTGTTTTGCTTGCGTGTTCAATCAGCCAGTTCTTATCCATCTCTGTGTGAACAGCCTCAACTTTGGTTTGCAAGCCATCGATCTTAATGTTATCAAGATTCTTATAAAGTTCTTTATTGTCTTGCTTGAGCATTCTCTTCAAGAAATCTTTTGTTGCTTTACGCCTTATGAATATCCAACTACCATTCCATGCGTCTTGAAGCGACCTTGAATCCGCAGGAAAGTATAAGTCCTTAATGTCAATTACTTCAATTGCGGGTTGAAACTTTTTCCATTTCCTATACTTTCTCGTTACGCTACCCACCTTATAAGGCAGAAGAGGAAGAACAGCCTTTTCAGGTGGGTCTGTTTCTGGATTAAACTGCGGATTCTGTCGCCTTTCAAAGAAAAAATCTGTGTTCTCTTGACTTACTGCAAGAGGTCGTCCTGTCTCTGAATCTAGAACAGGTATATCTCCAGTCTGTGGAGTGAAATATGATTTAATATCTTCTTCAACACTTTCTTTTTCCATGTCCATGTAGGTTCGTATGTAACCAGTTCCATAGACTGCTGTGTTCTGATATCCAAGCCAAGTGTTTTCTCTAATGTTGTCATCATGATCTATAAACCAATTGATAATTTCCCCAAAGACATTTGCATTTTCTTTATCTTTATCACCGCCAACTGGTTTAACCTGTATAGGTGGCTGAAAGTCGAATACACCTTCTTCAAGTCTTGGGACGATTGAGTCTGTGGCTGATGAAGTAATTGGAACTGAGAAATTTGAGCTGCCAATAAATGGATGAGTACGTCTAACCCTTATGTCACGCCAGTCTCTCCACATCCAATCTAATTTTCTATTGTACGCCACTCTATCGGAAAGAGCATCAACAAGGATTTGTTTGGTATCTCTTCCGAGAGCATCAACAGTAAAAGACTCATTACCAGAAAAATACTTTGGTCTATAAGTCTCCGTTTTCTTACCACCAAAGAAGTTTGGTGATAGGGTTTGAGATGTATGTGGCATTTAGTTCATTAAATTTCCTTTATTTTTTAATTCGTTAGCTTCTTCAATCAACTCTCTACCATCAAATGAATTGTGCGTAACGATGCGAGTAACCCAATCAACATTAGGTCTACACTCACAGGCACATTCAAATTCATTTGTGCTATGCTTTTTACTATCATTTAATGGAAATACATGTATCATAATTTTTCCTTTAAGGGTAAGGTCGGGAATCGAACCCTGATATCTCGATCCACAATCGAGCGTTCTACCACTAAACTAACCTCACCATATTTATTAAAACAACACGCAAGTGATATGTGACAGGTTGTGGCGAATCACACATATACTAGCCATTTCACATACCTGTTTGCAGGCCATCCTTGTAAGGTTTACTACCACCTGCGTGTTTTATTTTTCATCCTTCAATATTAAAGCGTTACAATTATAGCAAACAATAGCATCATCTGTCAAGGATTCTCCGCATTGTTGGCATAGGGTCATCTTCTGCTCTCTATCTCTCGTTCAAGAGTGTTTTTTTGTTTATGTAATATAATCTCTTTCATAAATCTCCTTCAGTTACATACACCATTGGATGTGAAAACCAATATTTTAATTCACCCCAAAAGCCTAGATTCTTAGTTTCAACCTCTTTGGCTTTGAACTCTCCGCACCAGTCTGCTTGCCAAGTAACAGGGAATCTGTCCGCAGGAGAGTTGCCAGAATTCCTACTTCCTACAGGTGCATTCCTTTTACAATATCCAGAGAAATCATTTAGTCCATCATAATATTTACACTCATCACATTTGTTTTTCATTTACCAACACTCCTACATTTATAATATGCTCGCCATTTATACTTATAATAAGAATATCCAAGTCCAAAACCTAACATAATTCCAATCAATATTAATAACATTGCCATTATTTGTATATGACTCATGATCTCATCTCCCTCCCGAATACGTCATAATGTTCACCTTGATTTGATCTAGCATACTCTGGTTCAGCTCCTAGAGTGCTTTCGTTATAATCAGCCTTGTATCTGTCTGGAAAGTTTGGTCGTTTGTTATGAAACTTTGGAAAGTGATCAATGACTGCTGAGAACATAACATTCATGTCAACATAATCTGGTGACCTTATACCAAGCTTCTTGAGTATGTCTTTCGGAGTGATACTCCTCTGACCTGTTGATTTAAAGGTATAGGACACAACATTGAAATCTCTTGATTGATCTTCATTAGGTATCAATTGCAGATCACCATCGTTAATAAGCTTTGCAAGTTTGAAATGATTCTCATCATCTTTAGTTTTATAGTTTGGATTCTTATACGGTGTTGACTTAGCCAAGAGCTGACCATAGCTGATAACATTCGCCCTTTGTTCATTACATCTGTCAACCACTCCACCTCCAAGCCCTCTATCATCTACTATAGACTCGTGTGGACTATATTTATGTCTCAAGTCCATGAGATGCCCAGTTGTCTGCATCAAGTCCAATCCCTTGTAAGACTGTAAGTATAGCTGTCTCCATCTATGGCATCTTGTTTGTTGATAAACACCAAATACTGTTCTATCTTCACCAAAGCGAGCAACATCACATGATAATATCTTAAACCCATACGGATCAAGGTTAAGACGCTCACACTTGGAAACACTATCCATGCGATATATCTTATCACCCAGGTCTTCATCCTCATAGGAATTCATCACATATCTTCTGTAATGGCTTGGGGCCTCGAGTTCCATCGCTCTCAGGTCTTTAACAAAGTCAGCAGGTAAGTTCTTTTCATTCATGAAAGAGTTTGCTTCAACAACAAAGTAATCTGCACTTGGTGGATTGTTCACCCAATCACGCCAACACCAATTGTGTCCATTTGCATTAGATATCATAAATCCCTGTCGAAAGCCTACATTAGCTCGTCTGAGCCTATCTCTTAAATATGTAAATATGTCATTGGTCAGGAATTCCTCTGCTTGCTCGATGTAGAACCATCCCAAGTTTATGTTCTTTAAAGCTCCGTTCTTCATTTCTGCAAGTGTACTTCCAACTTGTTGACCATGCCTGAACATAACCTCTGATCCGTTTGAAAGGACAGCATCCTGTTTACTATTTACTCTTAAACCTGTGTACTCCTTGAAATCCTTCATGGTACTATCCTGAAGATCAGAAAAAGATTTACGAACTATCAACCCCAGGTTGCTTGGATAAGCTTCACTAAGGATCATACCCTTTTGAATCGCACACATTGTCTTGCCTGTTCCGATACCACCAATCATGTGGGGATACCTTGCAGTAGAGTTTACAAAGTCATGCTGAAATGGTGCTAGTTCGATGTCTTTATTCTTTAATATCATTATTATCCTTAATCTAAGCTTATACTATCAAACATACATTCCATTCGTTTATATTTATCAGTAGCTCTTATAACTAAATGTTTTTCAGAAATACTATCAGCATAATTTTGAATAGCCTGAAAGATACTTGAAGAAGTGGCATGCTCACCATGTAATATACAGCTAGATTGCATTTCCTTTGATTCTATATTAGGAATACTAACTGAATACTCTCCTTTTCTATTAACCATAATTCTCATATCAAGATCATATATCCCCATTAACTTAGATAATTTCATCATCCTTCCCCTCCAACAGTTCAGGGTTAGTATGTATGTTGCCTATGATTTCCCAAGTTAAAACACTATCAATACTCCAGTCAGATTTATTGTCACCTATATTATATTTATCTATTGATCCGTTTGATCTTTTGTATCCATGATAGCCAGTAACATACCAACCAACACCAACGCTTCCATAGTCTATCTCTGAATCATCATATTTGCCAAATTTAACCTGAACAACTCCTATTAAAAATTGCTTGCCTTCAATATACCTCTTATTAGGTGATAATATATCACCCTCGTAAATATCCTTGCCGTTCTTGTCCTTGAGTCCTGTGTATTGCATGAGTATAGGTGTCTCGGAATATTCTAACCATTCATTATTCATATAGGCACACAAACCAGATGCATGAACTGCAAAACATGTTGTCATTCCATTTTTCTTATCCCACGCTCTAAACTTTATCTCTCTATTGTTTTGCAACGTGTTTCTCCGCAAATTTTGGATCAAGGAGTCCATCAGCCTTTCGGTCCGGACTCGCATAGACGTTCATGATCGTTACTGCATTTTCAGATTTGACTTGATCTTTATAAAGTTCAAAATACTTTGCAAGACCATCTGTAGCTTTTTGTTTACAATAAAACTTTACTTCAACTGATCCATCGCTATTCTGTTTCATACTTGATATGTTAGCTGTGATATCATCTGGCAGTTCTTTAAAGTTCTTTAAACGAAGAACTCCATCTTTCCACTCCATTGCATCCTTGATGTTAAAGAAGGCTGTCTTATGTATCTCTTTAAGCACTCTTTCGGCACTTATTTCGTTCTTTTTAGCTAATTTGGCTTTTAATATTGCAATATGTTCCATGATATAAGGTTTCATTAGGTTCTCACACCCAATAACTTCTGCTGTCTTTTTTGAATAACCTGCCCTAATAGAAGCCTGGGTAGCATTGAAATCAACCATATATTCCTGAATAAATCGCTCTTGTTTTGATGTCAATTTTTGCTTTTTAGAACATGGCTTCTTAATCGGCATATTTTGCCTACCTTTAAATTGTTGATTATTAATTACTTAAAAGACCCTATTGACAAGGGTTTCAAAATACTGTATTATCTTCTATGTTATTCTTTAGTATTAAAACCTTAACATACATATTATACCAAATAATACTCCACAAAAGAATATGAACCAGTAATCTACCTTGTTACAATCACACTCTTTAATAACTTCATCAATTGTACATTGTTTTAAATCATCATGATCACAGTAGAATTTTTCACACATTATTAAACTCCTTATTTACTTGCGTAAACTACAATCATTATAAATGCTATTGCTACACCTAATAAAACCCCTGCAAATATTATTTGGCTTGGATGTAGTTCACACATTAAATAGTTTCTCCTGTTTTTTCTGAAGTTTTCGTTTATGTCGGTCATTCATCTGAGCTTGAGTATATCCGCAGTCAGCACAAAAAGGTTTTTTATCTTCCGAGTTATTTTGATGAAGCATTATGACATATCTTCTGGTTTTAATAACTGCTCCGTTCTTGATCTCAGAGCTTTCCAAAACAGTTTTGCATTTGACGCATCTTATCATAAGAATAAATCCTTTAGAATTAAGACTGCATTTAATAGAATTAATGAAATGCAAGTAGAGTAATAAAGTTTATATCTAGAATTATCTTTTTCTATCCTATAAATATGATCTTCTTTATTTTCTATAGTTTTTTCACATATATTCATCTCTCGTATTAAATATGAAATAAAATTATAAACCTTTGGATTTGATTTGTTTGTTACTTTAACAATTTCAATGCCAAAGCCAATTGAAAATCCCCAATCTCTAATACTTGTTATTGTGTTTAAATCCTTTATCTTAAATCCATTAGCATGACCGTTTTTAATCCACCATTCAACCAGTCTCTTTCGCATTATATCTATCATCTTTTTGGTGATTTTTCTTTTATCGGTTGACATTGCATTTCTAAACCAACCCCTATTCTCCCTAGAACCCCAATATTTAAGAAAGCTTTCATAATACTTTCCATCTACCTTGACTGTTCCCTTGCTATCATACGGCAATTTAGCAACACTAGATTTACTCATGTAATAATACCTCCAGATCCTTTTATTAAAGGGTTCGGGACAGGTGATTTAAACTTGTGCAACTGTTTATTTAACTCAACAATTTTCTCATTTAAATCCGTTATTTGCGTTTCTTTCCACGCATACCCACAGGGTGGACACATCCACGCCTGTTGGGTTTCATCATGCGGATTTACCAAGTGCAATCCGTATTCCTTTTTAAATATGTTTCCACATTTAGGAATCGGACACTTAAAAAATTTACTCTGGGATTTATTTCCCACTCTTAGTCTTTCTTTCTGCGTCAAGCTCTTTAGCTTTAACAATATGTTTAGCCTGAGTATTAGAAGCTTGTATTAAAATCAACTCAGTAAAGCTGAAGCTAAAATATTTAGCCACAACGAGTGAGTCTT